GTTCAGTTTGTGAATGAACGCGGACTTCGTATTTTGTCGCGCGCTCGTCGTTTGATTGTTCCTCCGAATCTTGAACCTATCGCAATACGACTTACCAAGACAGAATTAAGACCGGGCGTGGCAGATAACGACGTTAATGCAATCTTAACTTTATCAGGAGGACTTCCAGAAGGATTTATTGTTCTGGACTTTCTCACGTCAAACTTTGCTTGGTTCCTCACAACAAATATTGAGGGACTGATTCACATGCTGAGAATTCCCTACGAGTCTGATATGTGGGTGGACAACGTAACTGATAACTTACTCGTGAAAGCATATGAGAGGTATAGTTTCGGTTACAACGATCCGCGCGCAGCGTGGGGTGAATTTGCTACGAGCTAACAAAAGTCTTCGGAGCTAACAAATGGCTGAGACAGTATTCCGAGGACCGGGCGTTGTTCTTGGATCGATGTTGGATAGCAGGATCGAGGCCTTCGATGGTCCGTCGATTGGTTATCAAGGCGATCTGATTGGCAATCCAATTTTTTCTCCGCAGCCTAAAGATGGTCTGTCGCCGGGAAGAATGCATGGTTGGTACAATGCATTCTATTCGGTTAGCGTTGATGCTGTACCGTCAGCGTCATCTTCGACATCGATCGGCGTCACCGTAGGTCTTAGTGCGACGGTCGGCGGCTTGGCTACAGGTCTTGTTACTGCTGTTTCCGGTACGGCTGCGAACGTGCCGGTGTTCTGTCCTGGCGTGCCGATTATTCCATTGAACTCGCAGCAAGTGGTAACGGTTGGCGCGATCGACTTCGGCTTTATGACCGGCACTACGACGGCCAACAATTCAACGATTGTTGTGACGGACAATCGCTATTTTACGCTTGGCCAGTGGTTGTGCTTGCCGGGTTGCGGTGGCACCACCAACGTGCCATTGTTCACGCAAGTGATGGGTTTTGGCTCGACGGCCAACGTGACGACGTTGCAAGTCGCACCGTCACCAGCCACTGGGTCGAATAATAACCCGATCGGACAGGGGAATCTCTACAGTCAACTTGTCCCGTATGCGACACCGTTTGGGCCGGCTGCGGCCACGCCGAATGCGGCTGAGCCATATCGTCTTGCGGGTTTAGGCGCGGCTATGGACCCGTGGGCTTGTATAGCACGCAATCTGCAATTCGTATCCGGTGCGGTGCAGACTGGCGTGATTCTGGTCAGTGGCTACGATATTTACAATCAGCCCATGACCGAGAAGATCACTCTTAACGGCAACACTGTAGTGCGTGGCCTGAAAGCTTGGAAATACATTGCGAACATTCAGACGGTTGTAGTTGGCACGACGGCTAATGCGACGTGCAGTGTCGGCACTGACAACAGCATTGGATTTAATATCCGATCCGATCGCTGGGAATTCTCTGACGTGTTCTACAACGGTGGATTTGCAATTAACTCCACTGGGTGGACGGCCGCGGTGACTACGCCTGCCAATAGTACGTCTGGTGATGTGCGCGGCATGATCAATGCGTCTACGATCTTGGTCGGCAGTGCGTCAGGTTCGGCATCGGCTGGTGCGCCGCTTGATGGCGTGAAGCGCATCACGATTTTCCAGAACGTCCAACTGCAAAATGCTATATTCGGCACGCCACTGAACTACACCAGTCTGATCGGTGTGGCGCAGTTTAACGGCACGTCGTAAGGAGAGAATCGATGGCGCGCAAACATCATGGCAAGCACAAGAAGGGCGGCGGCCGTACTTTGGAAGTGGCAGCCGGCAATCCAGATGTGATCGAGGAAGCCGAACACCCCTCAGAACACGGTCACGAGAAAGCAAAGAAGCATGGTGGTCGCGCCAAGCATCACAAGAAGGCTGGTGGTGCGGTTGCGCATCGTATGACGGGTGGTGCAGTACGTCCGCGGCTCGATCGGCCAGGACGTAAGAGCGGTGGCGGGGTTGGTGCAGATACCTCTCCGCTTTCGACAGCACATCACACCTCGTCTTCAGAATCACTGCCGAAGGAACAAGGCGGCGACTAATGGCTAAGTTGACGACGGCAAAACGCAAGGCATTGCCTTCGTCAACATTTGCGGGACCGGATCGGTCCTATCCGATACCGGATGCGAGCCACGCCAGGAATGCTTTAGCGCGAGCGTCACAGCATGCCGGACCGGCGTTGAAAGCCAAAATTCGCGCCAGAGTGAAGAAGAAATTTCCCGGCATTGCGGTGTCGGCTAAAATGGATGGCGGCGCGGTCCGACACAGGCAGGATAGAGCGCCACGACATTAAGAGAGGCGTTCGATGGCGCTGCCGAATGTAATTACCTTTCAAATTGGGACCGGCAACGCAACGTATATTGTTAATGCGGCTGCGGCGACCAATGCGCCATTGGCCCTTGCCACGACCATCATGCCAAGCTTTGCGCAGTTTGGCCTTCAGCAAAGGGCGTTAGTCAGCTCGGTTGGTAACGATAGTGGCATTTTCTTTCGCATTGTCGGGCTGAACCAAGCTGGGTTCACGGTCACGGAATTCTTAGCAGGCACGAATGCAACCTTCGCCGTATCGGCGCAGGATTATTCCAAGATCATTTCTATTCAAGGGTCATCGTCTGGTACGACGTTGATCCCGGCAGCTACTGCGAACAGTGTGTCGGTTGGTATCAGCACGACGGGCGGTACTGCCTCGACAATGTGGCAGATTATGAATTGGCATGTCTCGCCGACTAACATCGAATTGTCGGGAGTGTTACAGAGTGGCGCTGCGACATGGACTGCGCAGTACACTTACGATGATCCAAATAATCTGCCTGCGGGAGTTTTTACGCCGCAGCCATTCAACCACCCGACCCTGCTAAATCAGACCGGATCTCTCGATGGTCCGATCAATGATCCGGTGACCGCAGTACGGTTTTTGATTGCGGCCGGAACCGGAACAATGCGCTTTACCGTCATCCAGGCGGGAATCGGCAGCCCATGAGATGTTTTGGTCTATTGCCGTTTGTGGGTTTTGCTACTGTCGGCTTGGCATATGCGCAGCCGACTGGCACCAATACGCCAGCGGCATCGATTCTTGGTCCCGGCACGGTGTCTGCGTTGCCGGCTTGCAATACTGCTATCCGCGGCACGAGAGGATTTGTTACCGATAATGCTACTGCGACGACTTGGCTTGGTGCGGTGACAGGTGGCGGCACATCTGCCGGACCTGTGATCTGCAATGGCGTAAGCTGGCTACAGGATTGAATGATGGCTGACCCGACCGGCACCATAGGTGGAACGCACGAGAGTGATGTTTCGGTCGCTATGAAAGGCGGCTCGAAATTTACTGATCGGCTGAACCAACTGGCTGATGTTGCCGAGAGGAATGAGAAGGCGCTTGCCGATCTCGGTCTTGGCAAAAGCCTTCAGAATGCGAAGCAGGAGGTTGATCGCAATCTGGCTAATGCGCGTCAGCAGCAAGAGAAAGCCGAATCCATTCGTAAGGAAGCGGAGGAGAAAGCCAAGGCAACAATAGATGCTGCCAACAAGCGTGCTGGCGAAGTGGCGGCATCAGCCTTGGAAGTGAAGAAGAAGACTGAAGCAGAAGCTACCGCACTTATGAAGCAGGCTGAAGATTACGCCAAGAAAGTCCAAGGCGACATCGAGGGTATCCGCAAGGATATGGAAGCGAGAAACGCTGCGTCTAGGATTGCGGAACAGCAGGCCAAGGATGAAGTCGGCCGCGCTAGAATAATGGCTCAGCGTGCTGGCGAATCCGCCGCAAAGGCCGATGATCTTGGCCGCAAGCTGCAAGCGAAGCTCGATCGCCTCAATGCGGTAATCCGCGAATTGACGTAGTGGGGTTCAGGCCATGGCCGACCCCAACGGCAGAAACTCACCTCCCGATCTAGGCGCTTATTCGAACGCGGCACCGGCTGCCGGCGTGGCAATGGGCGCGGTTGATGCCAGCGGCAATCTGCAACCGTTATCGATTTCGCCGACTGGCGGGCTGATCGTTGCCGGGTCGTTTGCGGCTGGGTTTTCGACTACTGCGCTAGCCGTCACGACCCAAACGAACGGCACGGGCGCCTTGGTATGGCTGGCTCCGACCCAGACTTTGAATGTCGCGATTGGGGCCTCGACGGCCATAGCGACCACGACCCAAGCGGCTGTGACGGGCGCTATCGTATGGCTCGCCCCTACCCAGACGGTTACCGCGCAAGTCAGCGGATCGGTTCAGGTCAGCGGCACCGTCAGTGTTTCGGGTGCTTCGTTCTCTTCGACCGCGGTTGCCACCACTACCCAGTCCGGACAATCAGGCGTGACGGGCGCGGTGGTGTGGCTCGGGCCGGCGCAAACGATCACTGCGCAAGTGTCGGGTCAGGTTCAGGTGTCCGGCACGGTATCGGTTGCGTCCGGCACCGTTTCTGTCTCGGGGCTGACGCCGACCACGACTGCATCCGGCATGAGTGGTGTGACAGGCTTGCCGGTGTGGGTTGGCAATCCCGGTGGCAATACGACCGTCGTATCCGGAACGGTCACCGTATCCAATCCGATTCAAGTTAGCGGCCTAACGCCCACGACCACTGCCAGCGGCATGTCGGGGGTCACGGGGCTTCCGGTATGGGTCGGTAATCCTGGCGGCAATACCACGGTGGTGTCCGGCACCGTCAGCCTTGTGACGGTTAGCTCGGTCGGAACGATCGTCACCCTGCTTGGCACCGTACTGGTGTCTGAAGCGGCGGCGATCTCGATTTCATCGATTGTGGCTACGACGACGGCCAGCGGCTTAAGCGGTGTCACAGGCTTGCCGGTCTGGGTAGCCAATCCTGGCGGCAACACAACCGTGGTTTCCTTAACCGGCAGTGCGCTGGTCAGCGGGACCGTTTCGCTTGTGACGGTGTCATCGGTCGGCACGGTGGTTACGCTTCTCGGCACCATCAATGTGTCCGGTCCTGTTCAGATCAGCGGTATCACGCCGACTACTACAGGTTCGGGTTTGAGTGGTGTTGCTGGTCTTCCGGTGTGGATCGCACCCGGCGGCGGCGCGACGACGGTTGTTTCGTTGACGGGAAGTGCGTTGGTCAGTGGCACGGTGTCGATCTCGACTGCTGTGGTTGCCACCACAACGCAAACGGCTGCGACGGGTGAATTGGTATGGCTTGCTGCCACGCAAACGCTTGCGGTCATCAGTACTGTCGGCACGGTACTCGGCACTGTTGCGGTTAACGTTGTCGCTGGTGGCGCTGCACCCGGCACAACATTTACTGGACAGACATCAAATACGGCGCAGCTTGTCTGGTTAGCGCAAACCCAGACGTTGAGTTTGATCAGCACTATCGTGACCGTTCTGGGAACACTTCAGGTTTCCGGTACGATCCAGATTTCGTCTGTTCAGGTTACGGCCAGCACGCCAACCGCAACTGCGACCGGCATGGTGGTCTGGATGGCCAATCCACCCGGTGCGGCAAACGCACCCGGCACGACTTTTACGGGTCAGACGTCGAACACGGCCCAACTAGTATGGTTGGCGCAAACGCAGACGTTGTCACTGATCTCCACAATCGTCACGGTTCTCAGCACCGTTAATGTCAGCGGTACGGTTCAGTTGTCCGCGGTGACGCCAACAACAACTGCATCTGGATTGTCTGGCGTTACTGGCGTTCCGGTGTGGGTGGCTAATCCAACGCAATTAAGTGTCAGCGCGCTCGGCACGACGTTCACGGGTCAAACTAGCAACACAGCGCAATTGGTGTGGTTAGCGCAAACGCAAACTCTGTCGCTGATTTCGACTATCGTCACGATCCAGAACACCGTGATCGTTTCAGGTCCGGTGCAGATCAGCGGTATAACTCCAACCACGACCGCGTCTGGATTGTCTGGTGTTACTGGACTGCCGGTGTGGATGGTCGGCGGGGCTGGCGGCGGTACGACGCTGATCAGTGTTGTCTCGACCCTAATCACGATCTTAAGCACCGTTCAGGTCAGCGGCACGGTGATCCTGTCGCAAGCGGCATTCACTACAGCATCGAGTGGATTAACCGCGACGGCAACCGGACTAATCGTTGTCGCGACCGGGACTGTTTCGGCCGTCGTCACCGGCACGGTATCGGTTTCTGGAACGGTGCCGGTTACAGGAACGATCCAGAACGTTGCGTCGATCTCGACTGTGTTAGGAACGGTCGTAATCTCTGGTCCCGTTCAAATCAGCGGGATCACACCAACTACCACTGCATCTGGCTTAAGCGGCGTTACCGGACTTCCTGTCTGGATGGTGGGTGGCGGCGGCGGCGGCACGACATTGATCAGTGTCGTTTCCACACTGATTACGATCCTAAGTACCGTTCAAGTCAGTGGCACCGTTAACCTCTCGCAAGCTGCATTTACAACGGCTAGCTCGGGCTTAACCGCAACGGCTACTGGTTTGATTGTGGTGGCTACCGGCACGGTCAGTGCGGTGGTTACTGGCACGGTTTCGGTTTCTAACACTGTTGCAGTTGCTGCGTCTGGCACAGTTTCGCTGGTCACTATCAGTTCGGTCGGAACGGTAGTCACGTTGCTTGGTACTGTGCTGGTTAGCATCACACCGTCAGCATTGGTTAGCGGTACGCTTTCATTCTCGGGTGCTGCGTTTACGACGGCCTCGAGCGGCCTGACTGCAACAGCGACTGGATTGATTGTCGTAGCGACCGGCACGGTGACTGCCGTAGTCACTGGCGTTGTTTCTGTTTCGAACATCGCGACTGGCACCGTGTCGGTTAGCAATGTGGTTTCGGTGACAGGCACCTCGTTGAATGTGGTCGCGAGTGGCACTGTATCTTTAGTCACTGTCAGTTCAGTCGGCACCATTGTTACGTTGCTTGGCGTAGTCGGCGTATCGATCTCGAGCTTGGCAAATACCACGACCCAATCGGCACTCAGTACCGGCATCGGAGTGTGGCTAGCTCCGACACAGACGGTCGGTCTGGTCAGCACGATCGGCACGGTCGTTACGATCTTGAGTACCGTTCAAGTTAACGTTGTCGCGGGAGGTGCCGCACCGGGTACGACATTCACTGGACAGACTAGCAATACCGCGCAGCTTGTTTGGCTCGCTCAGACGCAAACTCTGTCTTTGGTCAGCACCATCGTGACTGTTCTGGGAACGGTTAACGTAGCTATTGTGCCATCTGCGTTGGTGTCTGGCACGGTTTCGTTGGTAACGATTTCATCTGTTGGCACCATTGTCACTCTGCTTGGTGCGGTGAATATCAGTGGTACGGTTGCAGTCTCTCAAGCTGCATTCACTACGGCCAGCTCGGGACTTACAGCAACCGCAACCGGATTGATCGTCGTAGCAACTGGCACCGTGACTGCGGTTGTGACTGGTGTGGTGTCGGTATCGAATATCGCGACCGGGACGATATCCGTTAGCAATGTCGTCAGCGTCACTGGCACCTCACTCAATGTGGTCGCCAGCGGGACTGTGTCGCTTGTTACGATATCGTCGGTCGGCACGATCGTTACAATTCTTGGTACGCAAGTCGTGAGTGTCGTGCCTGGAGTGTCGGTGTCCGCCGTAGTGTCTGGCACCGTCGCGATCTCACAGGCTGCCTATACGACGGCCTCATCGGGACTAACGGCCACTGCAACAGGATTGATCGTAGTGGCCACCGGCACTGTGACGGCTGTAGTGACTGGCACAGTCTCGCTGGTGACAGTATCTAGCGTTGGCACCGTCGTTACATTGCTTGGCACGGTGCTGATGTCGCTTGTTCCAGGCGGCTCGATCTCAGCTATTGGGACCGGCACTCTTTCATTAGTCACGGTCTCATCGGTCGGCACGGTGGTGACGTTATTGGGAACGGTTAACGTTGCACCTGTTCAGCAAGCCTACACGACTGCATCAAGCGGCCTGACTGCGACTGCAACCGGATTGATAGTTGTT